TCATCCAACGTCTTGTTCATGTGCACATTTCGTCCTCCCAGCTACGTTACGGAAGTCTTGTAAGTTTGCATAAGGTTTAATGCCGTGAACAATGCTTGCAAACTCAATCTTATCGATGAGCTCCTTCATACAAGTAACATCGGTTAACAATGAACTACCATAGGGGCTACCTTGATGTCCCATTAAACGGTTTAGGTATTCATCAGTTGCATTCAGCATTACTAACTTGTCGCGAAAAGCGTGTCTGAAGGTATAAAGAGTTGAACTCGGATCTAGGCCCTGCTTACCGCGAATGTTACGGTTAAACCACTCTCCGGGTTTATGTGAGTGGTAGCCTTTGATCGCCTTAATCTCTGGGAATAGTCGGCTGTTTCCACCTACCAAAGTGCGGAAATCATGTACATATCTCAAGAAGCCAATTTCCAGTAGACACTTATGCAGAGGGATATAGCGTAAGGCGTTGGGCATTTTTAACCTTTGTTCATCAAAACGCTTATCAATGCGTATACACCACACCTTACCCACCAGCTCGATGTCATCAACATATAGTAAACATGCCTCGTTCGGGCGAATGCCTGTAAAGAGGCAGAGCAAAGGAAGCCAGAAGTGATGTGGATGTTGAATTTTGGTGGTCACAAGACCTTGATGCTCAGTAAAGATCTGATGTTTAAACACTTTTACTGCATCTTCGTCAGAAGTCGCATGTCTCGCTGCTTTATTGCTCTGTTTCGGCTCGGGTAGTGGTTCTTTAGGTATGGGATTGTCTTCAGGCAGATACCCTGTATCTAGCATCCATTGAAAGAAGCGGCGTACCTTTTCAAGGTGATCGTTAGCAGTAGCCGTTGCGATAGTTTTGGACGCCTTTTTCTTAGAAATAAGCTCGAGCAGTGGAGTTTCGAGCATTTCTTTGGCTTTGAGTTTCTCAGGTAATGATGCAAGTAACTCACGAAACTCTCTACCGCTGGATAATGAGATCTCCGAAATGGGCACATTGCCGAAGAAACTGAAGGTCAGTGCGAGCGAGTGAGCATATTTGTCCTGACTCTTCTGCGAGTGTTCTTTGCTTGCGTTCTCGGCTTGGTACTTGCTGATCATATCTGAAAGAAAATGAACATCAGAATGGGGCATCTCTTGTGAGGAAACTGGGCTAGTTGTAAGCCAGTCAGCATCCCCACCAAGAAATAATTGCTCTGGTATCCTGCAAGGATTTAACCTTGGCTTGCGCCACCATGCGAGCAATGACTTGGTAATCGTATTCACTGAGAGTAGCTTTAAGGTGTGGCAGTTCGTCCAGAACGGTACTTGCTTCGGCCCGGTGCAGAGATGGTTTATCATCGTATGCGATGCGTTCTTTCAAATCAGAGACAACCATATCTAATGTCTCAAGATAATCGTTCAGATTGCCTTCATTACGTGTAGAGCCGCAGAACCAATGTTCTGTTTCCTCGGCGGTCCATTCGGCAACTTTGGCTCGAAGTTTTGCTCTGATTTGCTCTTGTGCTGATTTGTCCATCACGCCATTCTTCAGTTTCTTGGGGGCCCCCAAAGAAGCAACCATCTGTTAGCAGAGTGTCTGTAAACGCAGGGCAAGAAGACGAGCACGCTGAAAGCTTGCTGTTTGCAGGCTCAGTCTGTATTCGATTGCATTGCCCTCAGATACGAAACGCTTCCTGAACCACCAGGTGTGGTTACGCTTATAGAGGTAATGGGGGATGTTGTTTGATGGCATATGGTACACTCCTGAGTCACAGTTGTGCCACACGCCCAAAGAAAAACGGCCTGAAACTCTAAGAGAATCAGGCCGTTATATTTGGTGGAGCTGGCGGGAGTTGAACTCGCGTCCGAAATGTATTTAACTCATTGAAAATAAAGAATTCTCTTGCTGTTATATACCTCAAGTGCATTTTACGTGCATATTGTGGTCTGGATAACGTCCTGATTCTGTCCAACATTTTGAAATATTTCCCCCGCTACAGCGCGGCTGAAATCGCGGTTTTACCGTCATATTCAGCCAGGTATTTACCGTAGTTGCGGAATATCATTTCCGGCCCTTTGTGGCCCATCTGTCCGGCAAGCCAGAAGAGGTTAACGCCCTGGCTAATATGCTTGGTGGCGAATGTGTGCCGCGTCTGGTACGGGTTACGATAGCGCACGCCAGCTTTTTTCAGGGTCGGCACCCATGCTTTTTTACGGATAGCGTCCGCGTTCGCCCAGGGTTCTCCCGTTTTCGGGTCGCTGAATATGAACTCACTTTTCATAAAGGTGTATTGCTTCTGCGCCTGCAGGGCCGCCAGCGCCTCACTGTTCAGCTCCACCTTACGGGTACCAGCTTTTGTCTTGGTGCCTTTAAGTACCCCTACGACACTGGCCGCCTGAACGTGGGCTGTGTTCGCGATGGTGTCGAGATCAGGCCAGCGCAGCGCGCACAGTTCGGAGCTCCGCAGACCGGTATTGAAAGCAAAGCGGAACAGGTTTTCCCATTCCGGGTACCTGCAGCTCTGGTAAATAGCGAGGGTTTCCGCTGGCGTGAACGGGTCCACCTCGTAATCGTCGGCGCTTGGGCTGCTGTCGATCACGTGGTACCGGCTGGCGCTGACGAGGGTTACCGGGTTAATGGTCAGCAGGCCATCCGTAACAGCTTCATCAATGGCGCTGCGCAGAAACGAAAGGTTATTCCTGGTCGTTTTCAGCTTTGTTTTCCGGCTGGCTATCCAGTTTTTAAGGACCGCTGGCGTCAGTTCTGACACGTGGAGTTTATGCAGTGCGGACAGCGCCGACAGGCATTTTTCATAGCCGTTTATAGTCGACGGGGACAGGTTGCGGTTCTGGCAGATTTTCAGGTACTCGTCCAGGTAAGACTTTATATTTTTGGTTTTCTTTACTACCCCGAAAAGCTCCAGCTTTTTGGAGTTTGGGAAGTATTTCGCATAATCGAATGTGCCGCCGGCGATCTGGTTTTGTATCTCCCCGAGCAGGCGCTCGGCGTACTTCACACCGCGCGCGTTTGCTTCCATTTTGGAGAGGGGCTCCCGGCACAGAACCCCTTTGTATGTGAAAGTGATAACCAGAGTGTCGCCAGTTTTATGCTGGCGGATGGTTACTCCTCTTGGGAGAGATAATGATCCTTGTTCTTTCTTGCCCACTTTGAAACCTCCGTTAAGTCAATCCAGCGTTCTTTAACGCCATCGACTTTTAATACATGTACTCCCTCCTTCCATAACCCCCTTTGTATCCGTTTGTTAACGGCTTCTACCGTTTCCCCCGCGTCCCTGCAGTACGTAGAAAGGGGTACGCAGTCAAGACTCATGGCTGACCTCCCGCCCGAAAGCCTGGGCATTTTCCAGTTCATTAGCTGCATAAATCAGGGCGTTGTGATGTGAGCGAAAACCACCATCGAGTTCGCGAGCAGCTCTGTCGCGCAAGATGTCGATCGCATCCTGATAGTCATTCTGGCAATCGGCTGACTTTTCAGCCGAACTGGCCGGCAGCTCCCCCAGCACCATCAACATGTTTTCCGGGTCGATGGGAACGGTGGCGAGCCCCAGCTCTTTGGCCTCCACCGCTAAACGAGTCCAGCGTTCAATAATTTCAGTGGTACCTTTTTTCATGGCATGCCTCAGAAACCTATCAAAAATTTATACTCAATCAGCGCGCCGAACACGACGGCCACCAGCAACAGGCCAAACAGCATAGAGAGGAGGAAATACTTCATCGTGATGCCTCCCGAAAAACAGCTCTGTACGCACGCAGCATGTCCCGAGACTTGCCGGATAAAACCGTTCTCATGAAGAACATCCCGCTACGGGTTGCTACGATTCCGGTTGTGTGTAGCAGCGTGACATCTACCACTCTGTTATGTTTACGGAACTCAAACAGAGTGCTTGTGATAACGATGTTCGCCACGGCGCCATAGTCCTGATGTTGAATTTTCATTTTCTGTCCTTCAGTTTGCTGTATCGTTCATGGCTCATTACTTCCCAGTTCTGGCCGCCGTCTCGGGACAGCAGCCGCCAGCGGCGATTAACCCTCAGGCTCAGGTTTCCGGAGCCGTGCATACGGCAGGGATGAATCCGCCTGGCTCTGAACTGGCGGAGGACATGGACCGCCTGCAGGTGCACCCACTCAGGAATTCGTATCGCTGTCAGGGCCATTGTCCTTCTCTCCTGCAGGTGGGGTGATCGTGTAACCGGCGCGTTCAGCCATCCATAAAAAAGTCTCCAGCGATGCTGTAACCTCGCCGTTCTGAACCGGGCGCGCGTGGATAACTTTCCCGTTCTCGATTGTCAGCACGATATTTACTGGTTCGTGCGTGATAATTGGTGTCTGATCACTCATGGCTTGTCTCCGCTGTGACTGATTTTTGTTTCTTGGCAAACTCGACCAGCTCAGCAATGAGATCGTCGATTAATGCCTTTCCGCTTTCTGTCAGGAACTCACCGCTGCCATTCACATCTACGGCGTTGCTGTAAATTCCTCTGATGGCTTTTACGCCGTCAATATTCCCGTATTCACTGAGAGCCAGCTTTTCGAATCGTCTCAACAGACCATCAAGCAGTATTTCTGTTAATTCGACGGTGTTTATTCCCCCCTTAGGCATATTAATAATGATGCAGGTGCTTCCGGTTTTACGCTGGTGGCGTAATAATGCGGCTTTGAGAATTCTTCGTCGGTAGGTGTTGATTAAATTACCCATCATTGTTTTCATTCGCCCCAAACCATGCGTTAATATCCGATGAGTGATTCCAAGCAACTTCAATCAATGCGAATCGCTGGGCATCCTCCATTTTTAAGAAATTCTCAGAAATTGTTTGAAGCAAGTAATACAGCTGCTCGGCATGAACACTCATTTCCTGCGTTGTCCAATTGCGAGCATTTACCGTTGTTGGGATTCTCTTGCCCATCATTTGACTCCGTATGCCTTTTTAAGATACAAACGTGCAATTATCTCGTAACCACTGGCGGCATATAGAATGGCTGTTTTATACGCTGCTCGGTCAATTATAAAACTCATAATATTCACCATATTGAAATCAAAATGTCTTTACCCACAGTATTTGTTGCCGCTTTGAAACCTAATACTTTGATACGCTATTTTTGATGAGGTGTTGAAGGTCATGACAATTCTGGATTATTTGTTGAGCTTCTTTATTCGGCTTTTTATGGGCGCTGAAAGTGTCAACTAGAATAAGCCATTCTCCTTTTCTTTTATAAAGGCAGTAAGTGATGTTATTCATATTTCGTAAGTCGGTATGTAGAGCGTACCTTGAATTTCTAGTCAAAGTGTCTACTGGCAATGTTTTTTGATACATAGTTCCACCATTAGGAGCCTAGCTTTGCCTCTATATCTTTTAATTCGCTGCAACATTTCAATGAATAGTCATGAATCATCGCTGCTAAATAGGTTTCGATGCGTTCATTATCTTCGTTTGTGAAATATCCTTCGCAAAATGCTTGAGAAATTGCCTCCAATTTCTTAGCCGTAATAATAGAATCAAAAAATGCGTCTTCTAACCCTCTAAGAACTGTGTTTACATCTGCTAACAGAGTCATCGCGCGGAAAAGTTCATCTTGAGTATCTTTGTTAACCTTGCCATTTTCGAAAATATTCGTTATTACCATTTCGACCTGGCTAATTATGTTTTTTGCTGAGTTATTATTCATTCTTATTTACTCCGATACTTTGTTCTTACTTTCTATCTGTGAAATGTAACCGTATGCCTTTTCTCCAGTCTTGATCATTGAACGTATGAGGCAAGCCAATGCATTGTCCGTTTCGCCCATATCCGGAGAGTTTTTAAAGATTAATTCTAGTAATGATGTACTTTCATGGATCTCCGCAGCGAGATCTTCGAGCATTTCTATTGCTGATAAAGGTCCATTATTTCCTTTATTTGTTGATGGGTGTTGAGATGATGAAATTGAGGCATCAATCAGCAAGGAGTTAATAGCCACAAGATTATCTTCAATCTCACAAGGTTCGATAACCTTATGTGATTCAATTAAAGAAACCAGTACAGCCTGTGCCATTGAAATCAGCTCTGTGGTGGACTGTGTACGCATATTGTTATCCCCTAGTCATGATTGAAAACTTATCATTTAATCAAGTTAAACTTGATGATTAGAGGATATGGCGGGGATTTGAGTTCGTCAAGTTAAACTTGATAAAATTTATTATAGCGAGGGATGGTTAAAAAAAAACGGGCATAAGCCCGTTATATTTCAGAAGGTTAACCGAATCTATTGATGTTGAAAGGAACTGAGGATATTACCTTCGATTGTATGTAAAGCATGTTGAATGCTTCTTTCTCAATACTCCAGGGTTGATAGTTTGAATTATCTGAAAGAACCACCATTTTGGAGCCGATTTTTTGAAGACGCTTAACATAGCATTCACCATCGAAGCAGAATGCATAAATACCATCACCATCAAAATAAGTTATTGATTTATCCAAGAAAAGTAAATCGCCAGGAGATATCGTTGGTGTCATGCTGTCGCCTCTGGCGTTACCAATCTCAATATTTTTGAAAGGCCTATTCCCAACCAACTGACGAGCGTATTCAGGATCGAGTTCGATGGATCTGACTACATCAATGAAGTCGCCTTTAACGCTTGAGCCATCACCGCAACTAAACTCGACATCAAGCACACTGAACCTAACGCTATCGGCATGGGTATCGTTCCTACGCGTACTTGGAAATTTTGGACTCTCGGATTCACCAAGGAACCATGACTGAGGCAGACCGCTAATTTCCGATAGTCTGGCAAGCCGCTTGCCTCTTGGTGAAGTCTCGCCGGTTGTCCAGTATTGAACTGATTGGGCTGTTACACCCAGTTGTCTTGCCAGTTCAGCCTGACTCCAGCCTTTGAGTCTTAAAAGTTCATTAATCCTTTCTGCAGTTTTCATTACCCCTCCTGATGCAGTGGTTCCAACATCAAAAACACTTAAATGTAAAGCTTACCTTGATTTTAAGTGTACATGAGTAAATTCTAACTTGCATGTTAATTTAAACTTGATATCCTTCACCATAAATCAATTGTAACTTGATGGTGTCATATGGATGAAAAAATCCGTTCTCGACTGAGGAGCGCTGTATCTCAGCGAGCAATTGCGAAAGCCTTGGGAATCTCGCCACAGGCTGTAAACCAATGGTTCTCTAAATCAGTAATCCCACCCCGGTATGTTTTACCCATTTGTGAAATGACCGGCTGGAAAATCGTACCGCATGATGTTCGTCCTGAATTATATCCATCCCCAGAGGATGGCATTCCTGCGCACTTAAGGCTCGGCCTTGATGCGGCTAACAAAAAACGAATGGATATGTAATCACTTTTTGTAGGTGGTTCATGCAACAGGTTGAAACTCTAAATTTACTGCCTTCGTCGCATAGCCCGGCGGATGCCGAGTGGATTAAGCAACAGTTACTAAGCCTGACACCAACTGCACGACAAAAAGCTATCCAGCGTTATGCAGCTGTGTATCAGGAGACGTTCGAGGCTGAACCCGTTTCCTACCGTAAGGAGAATCGGGCAAGGCATGAAGCAAACACAAGGCTTCGCCTGTTTGTGAGAAATCAGGGCAGAGCCTTACAGGGGTATACCGCCGAACCTCCCCTGGCTGGATCGCAATCGCGCTCCTCATTGTTTCGGGTTTAAAGGTACCCGAACAGAAGCAGGCTTAAAGGTGCCTGTCGAGGTTGGCAACCAACTGACCCAATTCCTCATATGTACTAGGTAAGTAGTACGTTTTTATGGGGAAGAGGGAAAGGGGGGTAAGGGGGGATTGGGTGTAGGGGCAGGAATAGGGTCTTTTCCAACAGGAGAGATCCATTGGTTAAGTAGATCACTGTCTTAAGGGCGCAATTTAAAAAAAACGCTCGTATCAGCAAGGTAGTACAAAGCGCCCAGGCGTTGAGAAACGAAAAGGGTTCTTCCTGGAAGAGTGATTTTTCAGAGGAGCTGAATCAGAAGGGGGGCTGGCAGCCTTTGGGGAGGCCACCAGCCATGTGAGGGGGAATCCATGAAAACCGCATCACGAAATTATTATCTCATCAGAACGGGAGCAGCACAATGGAGCTGACGATTACGCCGAATTTTGCACAGGAACGAGCGCTAAACATGTTGCGCTGTGATTGGAAGGCAAACGACACCTTCATGGTGTATTCGCCAACCGGTAGCGGTAAAACGGGTTTGGCCGCCTTCATCGTTGCCGGGTTTGTCAGCCGTGGTATGCGCGTCCTGTTCTGTGCACCGTACACCATCCTGATCGGTCAGACGGCTAATCGGTTCGTGGAGTATGGATTGCCGGGGGATGAAATCGGTTATATCTGGGCGGATCACCCGAACTACGATCCGGACCGGAAAATTCAGATTGCCAGTGCCGACACGCTTATTCGTCGTGTTTTTCCTGAAAATATTGATCTGCTGATTATCGACGAAGCACACCTGCGTAAAAAGCGCATCCTGAAGGATATCGAACGTCTGCGCGGCAAAGGCGTAAAGGTGATTGGCCTGTCGGGTACTCCGTTTTCCCCGTTCCTGGGCAAATACTATGACCGACTGATTAAACCGACCACCATCGGCGAGTTAATCCAGCGTGGCGATCTGAGTAAATACGAATTTTACGCGCCAACTAAGCCGGATCTGAAAGGAGTTAAAACCAAAGCATCGCTTGAGTACGGGAGCGATTACAACGAAACGCAGCTGGCTGAAATCATGTGCGGCTCTACGCTGGTGGGCGACATCGTACAGAACTGGCTGGAGAATGGCCGGGATCTGCCTACCATCGCTTTCTGTGTCAACGTAGCCCACGCCAATTACCTGACAATCCAGTTTAACTTGGCGGGTGTTAACGCTGAGGTTATGACCGCCTACACTCCAGTGGATGAACGCCAGACCATCATTCACCGCTTTGAAACCGGTGCAACGAAAATCATCGTTAGTGTGGGCGTTCTGGTGGCCGGCTTCGATAGTGACGTTCGTTGCATCATCTACGCCAGGCCAACAAAAAGCGAAATTCGCTGGCTGCAGGCGCTCGGGCGTGGCTTGCGCACCGCTCCGGGTAAAGAGTCCTGCCTCATCTTCGATCACAGTGGCACCGTGCACCGCCTGGGTTATCCAGACTCTATCGAATATGACGATCTTCCGGGTAAATCAGACGGGATGGAGGAGGGCGCGCGCCGCGCAGCTGAGGAACGAGCAGAAAAGCTGCCTCACGAATGCTCGCAATGCCACTTCATGAAGCCTGCTGGCGTCTATGTATGCCCGAAATGTGGGCATAAGCCGCTGGGTGGTCAGGACGTTGATACCGACACTGGCCGCAAACTCAAAAAGCTGGGTAAAAACCAGCATCAGCCCACTAAGGCAGAGAAACAGGCCTGGTGGAGTCAGATCAAATTCTATCAACGCCAGCGCGTATCGCAGGGGAAAAAGCCCGTCAGCGATGGCTGGTGCGCAAATACCTTTCGCGAACGGTTTGACGAGTGGCCTAACGGGTTGAGCGATTTCCCGATGGAGATCACTCCGACCGTCTCTAATTTCATCCGGCACAAATTGATTGCGTATGCGAAAGGGCAGGAGAAGGCCAAGCGCCTGCAGGAGGCATCAGGCACGGCAGCACCATCCTCAGTACAGCAAGCACAGAAAGCGATTAGCGATATCAAACAGCAGTTAGGAAAACGAGCATGAAGACGGCAGAAGCGGCAAAAGGTCAATGGGCAATGATTTTTGAGCACTTCGGGTTACCTCCCATTAATGCCAGAAATCACTTTAAAGGCGAGTGTCCGGTATGTGGTGCGCGGGGAAAGCTGCGTATTGATGACCGGGACGGCCGGGGAACATGGATCTGTACCTGCGGCAGCGGTGACGGAATGAAGCTTGTCACTCTGACACAAGGGAAGCCATTCAATGAAATTTGCAGGGAAATAGACCAGCTGATTGGTAATAACTTTACCCGCGAAGCCTTCCCGCGCACTTCAGATGCAGTAAGCGCCCGAGATCGGGTTCTGTCCAAATTTTCGAAACTGGTCAACCTGAAAGGAACTACCGGGGCGGATTATCTGCAGGCCAGGGGAATTTATCAGCTCCCACAAGAGGCGGTGAAGTTCAATGATAAACAACGCTACGGCGGTAAGGTTTACCAGTGTCTGTATTCACTCGCAACTGACGACAAAGGTGAGCTTTGCTATCTGCACAGAACCTTACTGGACGGCAATCAGAAAGCCCAACTAAGGGATTCTGCCGGAGCGAAGCGCCAGAAATCTCTTCAGGACGAAAGCTATCTGGATCATGCCCGTTCCGTCGCTATTCGCATGTTCCCGGTAGCGACGACCCTCGGAATTGCCGAGGGTATCGAAACGGCTCTTTCCTGCAAGCAGCTGTACAACGTTAACACCTGGGCCACCATGACCAGCGGATTCATGAAGAAATTCCGTGTTCCTGCAGGTGTGAAAAATTTGATTATTTTCGCAGATCGAGACGTAAACAGCGCCACCGGATTGGCTGCGGCCACGGAATGCGCCCATGCCAACTTACTGGCAAAAAATGACCTGGAAAAAATCAGCATCTACTACCCGGATAACGGGGATTTTAACGACATGCTCATGAACGGCGATCAGGTTCGTGAGGTGGTTTTCTTCAAGAAAAAGGCGGCTGCGTAATGCGTACTGATAACAACGAACATAAAGCACTATTCACCATCCCGACGGCAGCGCACAGCTCCGCCCTCGCAAACATCAAGTCTCTGCCCGAGCAACGGAGAATCACCGGGCATAAGCAAACTGACGCTTATCTTTGGGTGCTGGAGGTGATCCGTCTGAACGAACCCGCACATCTGGACGCAGCCGAAGCCGCACTGGAGAAAATTGAAATCTCCCCAAAAGAGGCCGAGGAACGTTACGCGCGTTATTTGCTGGCGAATGGTGGCGATCCTTTCCAGGTCGCTTTCGGTACCATCGGTATGGATAACCCGGCACGGGCAATCAGGAACGCCCGGGAGGACATCAAAAAAGCAGCATCAGTCAGGGCCACGTTCGGCAGCTATGAGGCAGCTCTCGAAGATGTGGAGGCCGAGCGAGTAATCAAGTCTTCCCCGAAATTTATCGACGATCACCTTTGGGGATGGACTCCGGCCGAGAAGAAAGCTGGCAGCATTAACGGCAGCCGCATGAACGAAATTGATGAACAGCGTCGGGCATTTGTTGAGGGATATCGCGATGTGATGCCTGAGCCTTATACGCTGTCTGATGTTGTTCGTGAGTTTGTTTACTGGGACTGGCTCTACAGCGTTCGCCATAGTGCGGGAAAGGAACTCGGTTATGAATTTGGTTACTCCGAGCATCACGAATCTGTATATGACCGCGAGCGCTACCTTGATAAATTGCTGGCAACCATCAAACCCGTAACGCGAGCTGAAGCTATCGAGGTATGCCGCTGGTTTCTGGAAAGCGGAAAGGACGAATTCATGGAAGACAACGGCGCGGCGGTCATTCTTAATCTTGTTGGGGAGTGCGAATAATGAAACTGGAGGCATCACTAAAACACTTTAGCCCTCAGGGAATGCACATCAGCGACGACGTGAAAGGAACCTCTCCGGATCGTATCACCGGCACCGATGTTATGGCGGCCATTGGTACCACCAGCAGCCGCGCGCGCTTTGGTCTGGCTGCCTTCTTTGGTAAGACCGGGATCAGCAAAAGCGATGAGCAGCTGGCAGTACAGGCTCTGGCGCGTCATGCAATGGAATCAGCGCCCAGGAATGTACGTAAAGCAGCAGCAGGGGAATTTGGCTGGTGCATGCTGACGCTGGCACAATTCGCCTTTGCTGAATACTCCCGTTCAGCGGAAACCAGCGTGACGTGTCACAGCTGCAGCGGCAGCGGATTAACCTCTCAGTATGAGGATGTGATCAAACATCCTGGAGTCTTCAACTCTGACGGAATGGAAATCGTACCACCGAAAATCAAGCACGAACTGGTCAAGCGTAAATGCGCGGCATGTAACGGTAAAGGTGAGCTGTTGGCCCGATGCCGTTGCGGCGGAAAAGGTGAGGTGCTCGACCGCAAAGCCACAAGCGAGCGCGGCGCGCCGGTGTTCAAAACCTGCGAGCGCTGCAGCGGAAATGGGTTTTCTGCCGTATCATCTGCAACTGTCCATCGCGCCATTTTGAAGAGACTCCCGGATCTCCATCAGTCTTCGTGGTCACGTAACTGGAAACCATTTTATGAGAGGTTGGTTGATACGCTGATCAAAGGTGAAAGGCAAGCGGCGGAAGAGTTTGAGAAGGCTACCAGTTATTGATGCGATCGAAGCAAATGACAACATTTTTTTACTTTAAAGCGTTGACTTTGCATAAGGTTGTCCTGTAAGCTTCAAATCGTGGGATATAACGCCTACACGAAATCAAACCCGCCTCCGAGCGGGTTTTTAGTTGAGTTTAATTAATCAATAAACACCATAGTCCACGTATTGTTAATGTGTGAGCCTTACTAAAGGCATAGAAGCAAAGACTTGAATGGTGATTAGGCATGAGCGTTGTAATAATCTTAGAGGGTGGCTATAGGGATTCTCCGTCGCATCTATTGGGGGTGTTTTCTTCCGTTGAAAATGCGAAGCAAAGAGCAAGAGAGATTGTTGGCCTACCCCGTAACACTTGCTACCACGACTATTTTTCCATCTACAGGGTAATAGTGGATATTGGTGAGCCAATTCATATAGAAACCTTTGACACTGAAGAAATTTTTAAGAAATGATCATCAAGCCCTGCGGTTAACACCGTGGGGCTTTTGCGTTTGGGGGATTGCAAAAATCTCCCCGGTTGCTCGTCGAAGAAAAATTAAACCTCTTGTTATGGTGTGGTTTTTCATTTGGGAGTACATTTTGCTCATGCAAATCTTACGTGAGTGAACTATGGAACCCAGAGGAAATTACCTTATCAAACCCCTGAGAGATCTTGGGTGTGGTGCATTTGGCAGAGTTGAGAAAGTCGAAGTTTACAACACTGCTGGGCACCTCAGTGGTGAATACGCAAGAAAAGTGCTTTCAGTCAACCCGGTTTTGTTGAATGAATACTTTAGTGTTGATGATTGGAAGCGAAGATTTAGAAGGGAAGTTGATTATCAAGCCAAGTGTAGTCACGATCATGTCGTGAGAATTTGCATACATAATCTTGATTGCGAACACCCTTGGTTCGTTATGGAACTGGCCGAAACCGACTTAAGAAGTGAGTTGAGGTCCAACGCGCTGCTAGACGATGAAAAACTATCGGTTCTTCAAATGGTATTGAAAGGTGTGCAATACCTTCATACAAAAGGGTTGCTGCATCGAGATCTAAAGCCTGAGAACATCCTGAAATTTGATGGTGGATGCTACAAAATTTCAGATTTTGGATTGATCAAGAAAATGGATTCGAAAGCCCAATCCGATTTCCTCTCTGGGGTTTTACAAGATAAAAATGCCGGAATAGGCACGGCCAAATACATGTCCGATGAGGCTAAAAGAGGAGTTTATACCCAAAAATCGGATATTTTTGCATTGGGTGTCATCATTAGCGAAATGGATTTGGCTCATATTGATGGCATAAGTGCTCTGATAGACAAATCCGCTGCATTCTTACCTCGTTCAAGGTACGATTCTGTAGACGAAATGATTGTTGCACTTGATGAAATTGTTGCTACTAGGAGAGGCAAATGATTGAGCTGATGAATTGCGGTGCATTCTCATGCCCAAAAGATCTAGGTCGCGAAAACCAAGATGCCATTTTACTTCCCCAACCTTGTAACGATGGTTTCATTTTTGCTGTGGCTGATGGTGTAGGTTCATATGTAGGTGCTGGAGAGGCTGCTAAAGCAGCTATAGACTTTGTTGCTGCGCATAAGGATAGAGCTGGGCATGAGCCAGGAATCATTTTCACTGGCATCAAAAACAACATAGCAGAGCTTTCTCAGAACGATTCGGCGCAGCGCAAGGCGGCCACAACGTTATCATATTGTGTTGTTACTGGTAATGAACTTGTCATTGTTCATGTTGGCGATACACGAGTTTATGTAAAAACCGAAAACAAACTAAAGCAGTTGACTAAGGACCACACCCAACATCAAGAGTTGTTCGACGCTGGTTTGTATAACAAAAAAGAGCTAGCAGAACTACCCGGAAGCAATATGCTGACTGCCGCTCTGTCTAAGGTGTTACCTATCAACTTTCAGCATTTAACATTGCCGCTAGCGGATTTTGTAGATGAGAACGGCATCATCACGATTATCATCATGTCTGATGGCGCCCACCATCATTGGGAGCGACGACCTCGGTTTTCCTCCAATACACTGAACAATGCAAATAGCTTCACTTCGAGCCTTTTAAAACGTATACAAAGAATTGGCCCTACAGATGACCATTCTCTGATCGCCGTGAATTTAAGGGTGAGTTTATGA